AGCCATTGAACTTACACTCAACCATCATTTCAGTTAGACATGCGGTGAGGTTCAGTTCCTGGTCGGCAACAAATGCTGCCTGATATTGATACTTGGCGAGAATCAAGACAGCATTCGGAATCGTGGACTTATCCATAATATCATAAAGACTATCATAGATCTTACGATAGATCTTTGCAGGGTCATCGCTACCAAAATCAGCAACCCACTTGCGCATTGCACTGAAGTTTTGATCTCGCAGAGAGGTGACCAATTCATTGATCGAAACATCAGCAATGCTGGTAAGAATACCAGAATCAATCTTACCACTGACAGAATAGCGTTGAAGTTCGTTTAGAACACGACGATAATCTGGAAAGTGCTTCTTGACAACTTCAGCCAGCACTGCCTTATCAAACGGAATCTTTTCACCTGTAAGAATTTCTGATGCACGTTTCATGAACGCCATCGCCATCTTTGGCTTATCTTCCTTACGCAGTTTGAATTCAATTACTGCACATCGACTATGCAACGGTTCAATGATACGATTCTTGAAGTTACAAGTCATGATGAAAGTGCAGTTATGCGCAAACTCTTCCATCGCAGCACGCATGGCTGGTTGCGTACTATTTGGGTTCAGATAATCTGCCTCATCGATGATGATAACTTTCTTACCACCACCAAGAGACATCGCACTTGCATAGTTCTTAATCTTGACTCGGAAAGTGTCAATGCCTGATTCGTCCGAGCCGTTAATCATCAGATAATCGCAACCGATCTCGTCGCACAGTGCACGAGCAACGGTAGTCTTACCTGTTCCTGGAGTGCCGCAAAGCAAGAGATGGGGAATCTCTTTGCGGTCAACATAAGATTGGAAAGTGCTCTTGTATTCATCAGGAAGAATACAATCGGCAATAGTATGAGGACGGTATTTTTCAACCCACAACGCTTCATTCATAATATAAATTCCTCACAAAGAGAAGATGGGGTGGAGGAGGTGAACCCTCACAGCGGCAGTCTGGCGGATTGTGCTGTCAACAAGAACAGTTGCACCCCAAGTTTTTATTTAGCCACATTCTCATAGATAGTCTGAAAGTCACTCTGCTCGGCAACTTCTTCCTCATAGTTGCGCTTGTGGTAAACTTTCGCCAGTTTACGACTCAACTTCTTTGGAATCTCACATTCGTCTTGCATTTTCTCAAGGATCTCTTTGATAAGATCGCGCTCTGCTTCAATGCGAGTCAGAGAGTTTGAGATTTCCTGAAGGCATCCCAGAACCTTTGCTTTATCAAGTGCCATGATTATTCTCCGAATGTCGAACTTGCGGCTTCGATTGCAATGTAGTAAGTGATATCAACGGTCTTATGCTTGAAGCGAGCAAGACCTTTCTTGGCAATCGCAACATCATACGAACCTTCAAGCAACTTGAAGTTTTCGACTTTCATTACAACCTTGAATTCCTTACCATTCTCGACTGTTCCAATCTCAACCTTGGACTGGTCAGCAGAATCATCCTTCACATCTGTAGCAATGAAGTGAATAGTAGAACCGTCGCTCTCAAACACAAAGTTCGGCGAACCAGAGATGCCAGCACTCTTGCGCATCCAGTCAAGATCTTCTTGCGAAAGACTGAATGAACAATCAGGCTCACCAAATGTGATTGGCTTTTCGGGTGGAGTTACAATAACCTTTGACGAACAATACTTGATGTAATCTGACTTCTTGTTTGCGCTGATGTTAATCTTATCATCATCAAACGCCAAGTCAGCATCCTTATACAAGGAAACCTTTGCCAAGAGTTTGTTTAGATCATACAACGCAAACTCTTTCGGGAAGTCTTCACCAACGGTTGCTTCGACGAAAATTGTTTTGAGCGGGGAAATTGTCTTCAAAGTTTTGCCAGCCTTAAACTGGAGACTTTGATTAATGCCTGAGAAGTTCTTCAGGACTTGCACTGTATCTTCAGAAAGTTTCATAATTAACGACCTCATTTGCTTCAACACGATTATTATATAACGAATCAACCAACTTGTCAACCCTCACGGTCAACTCATCTAACGAACAATTATTATCCATCACAATATCATAATGTAAACCAACCCAAGCCCATTCTGAATAATGAACTTCTGGATATGCATTGCGCATTATTTCTTGTTTGTTATAGATATTGCACTCACGAGCAAGCGCAAACCATTCTGGATCTTCACCACGACGAACACGAACAACCTTACCACCAGACTTTACGATTGCATCAATCTCGTTTGGAAAACGAACATCAGCAATCACATAGTTATTGTAAGGAGCCTGTTCGCAGCGACGCAACACAGTATGAACCCAGAGGTCAGGGTGAAATACATCACGACCTGCCTCTGTGCCCATTAACTGGAGTGCTAATCTTGGTGAGAACTCACGACCGAGTTTTTCTGACCACCATACATCTGGTTGTTCGCGCCATGCTCGGGATTCTAAAGTATCACCCTCAAGCATGGCACGATTCCAACCGAAGATCGAGGCACAGGCATCTTTGACGCTATTTGCAAAACTCTCTTTGAAGAAATCATGACGATCTACCAAAAGATCTGCAACTGTACCTTTACCTGCTCCAATTTGACCGACCAATCCAACAATCATAAAATATTAAAGTGTTCCAACCCAAGCAGCAACGGCTGGCATATCACCAGTAAATGCATAGGTGCCGATATGATGTGTACGCATCCAAGGGCAGAGCCAAATCTCACCACCCAAACGACGCCACCACTGGCAGAACATGTAGTCTTCAGACAAGTAACGATCTGAACCGAAGCCACCGTTTTCCTTGCTATCAATCACTGTATCAAAGTATGCATGGATGTAACGCGAACCGTCGAAGTTTGCTTGACCAGCATGGTCTGGCTTGTAACGAAGTTGAGGATAGGCATCACGGAACTTGTCGAACACATGACGCTTCACCATCATAAAGCCAGTGCCAATCTCAAGAACTTCAATTGGCTCAGCAACTGAGAACTTCTCGGTGCCAGGTGCAGGATTGAACACGAAGTCGCCAGCAACCTTTTCCAATTCACCAGCATCGATATCTGGGTTCTTCTTTACTGCTTCTTTTACCGAGTTCCACTTAATGGACTTCTTTGGGTATGGTCCACCAATAACATCCTTGTCGAGAGCAAGGAGCGCAATCACATCTCGTGGATCGAAATGAATATCAGCATCTAAGAACAATAGATGCGTGAAATCTTCTGCGCGAAGAAATTCATCTACGAGATAATTGCGCGCTCTAGTGATTAGCGATTCATTAAAGATGAATGAATAACGCACTTCAATACCATATTGAGCACAAACAGTTTGAAGGTCTAGACAAGACTTTACAAACATACCATGCGACATACCACCATACATTGGTGTTGCTACGAAAAGTTTATTCTTTCGTAACTCTTCTACTTTTACTTCTAATTGCATATTAACTCCAGAGTAAAAAATTCAAATCAACATATTATATAGTTAACCAAACATAGCATCTAGCGTTGAAGATGCATTAAGTTTTTCATCAAAACCAAAATGATCACACCAAACTGCATCAACCGTGTTATCTAAATTGCTATCATACTTGCCAGTTTCAGTGCTAGCAACTCCATTTGCAAGTTCAATGTATTCGTTAGCAATATTCTTGCGATCAAATTGTTGAATCATTTTGAAGTTGGTATCAACGATCTTATTATACTCAGCCTCACTCATGTTTAGCCAATTGTTAATCAGATCCCCAAACTGTTTTGGAGTGGCATTCCATGGAATCATCAAGTAGTTGACACCTGGTTTGAAGAATCCGTCACCCTCTTCATTGTCAGAAATTCCAAGGTTACGAGCAATGGGAACAACACCGCGTCGCATAGCGTCAACAACTACACGATTGAAATGTTCACCATAAGTTCTAGACCATGATGGATCTAACAAAAATTTCACTCCATCTAAGATCTCATCACGCTTTTGCTCTGACACAAATCCAATATAATCCATACCATTGTTTAGTGCGTTTGCCCAAATAGGTTTGTTGATTCTATCGGAAGTTGCTTGTGGGTCACGGTCAACTGTGCAATAATATTCTGGCTTACACTTATCCTTCGAAGCCATGTACGCACGCTCAATGCCATCACCAGCAACAATTACCTTACCATTGATATAAGGGACTGCGGCGACCAAATCGTCAACACGCTTCCATCGCTTAAAGGTTTGAAGAGAGAAGATCTCATTTTTACGATTGTTAAATGGTGTTGGTGTTACTGTATTGATTTCTTGTGGATTCAAGATTAATTTGCGCGGAATTTCCATAACACCAGCTTGGTTGTATGCGCTCGGATGCACGCATGCGAGACCAGCAATATGCTTACGAAGATGATGAATCCAAGGATAGTTCTTACGAAGATTACCATCATGTACAATGATGACATGCTTCGCGTTTACTTCCGTAAACATCTTCAACCATGATTGCTTTTTCTCAGAATCCTGGCACTTAAATCCAAAAATTGACTGCCAAACAACAATGTCATATGAGTTAGCAAGTTTTACAAAACGATTTACATCTTCGTCATTGATGAATGACAGATACTCGCCGCGCCAACCTTTTCCTTGATGGACTGGAAGTCCAGTTCCAACACCGATGTCATAGCCTTCTTTGTCATAATCCTCAGCAAACTTGCCACCAGATTTAGTGCTGCGTAGATATACAAATTTGGTCTCGTGACCAAGATCTTTAAATCCAGCAATCAATTGCTCGGTGTGAGATATGATTCCACCGAAGTTATTAAAATCATGAACAACAGTTAGTATTTTCATAAATTATCCAAACAAATCTTCTAGGGTAGATGCTTTATTATACGCTTCTGGGTGGTATTTGGCAACCATTTCTCTCCCACCATTTTTCTCAAGGTAATCATACCATTCTTGTTCATCCCACATTCCTGGGCTGATTCCGTTCCATAATCTGCGTTGGAGTGGGTGCTCTTTGTTTTTTCTACGGCACTCAACATAATTAAATCGATGATCTTCATACTCTTTGCTTCCAAGTTCAAGCATCTTTTCGCGCAAATAACACACAAGACTTATGCGCTCTGCATTCTCATCTAAGAGTTCGATTGGCGTATTACCATGAATGTACTCATGGTTATTTACGAGCAACAAGTCGCCTGGTCGAACATTAATTGCGATACGAACTTCAGGTAGAACGAGATATCCACCTGAGTAATTGCCATTGTTAGATAGAACAAGAAGATTACTCAAACCTTCAGTAAAGTCACCAGCATCGCGATGCGCTGCTGTTCGGAATGTCTTGTTTACTGTAACTGTAGTAAACACAGTTCCTGGAACCAGGAATGCTGGATCAATTTTATCAGCCGCTGCGCGTTGAGCGGCATGTTTTGTGGGTAACAGTTCCCTGAATCCCTTGTCTAGCGTTTGAAGAAACGGAAAACCCATCTGAAACTTGTCGTAATGATTTTGTGTATAAGAAGTAGCACGACCGTAAGGAATCCGAGGATAACGATCAAACCATCCAGCAATACCTGAATTGACGACATTAGCATATGTCGTATCGGAGATGTATGTTTCTTCAACGCCATGTGCTTCTTCCTTGCGCTCTTTGATTGACATTTTGATAACTTTCTTAAGCCAAGTTTCAAAATCAAAATTATCTTCTTTGACCTTTGCGCTCAACCACACTAGACCGCGTGAAGAATCTTCGGATGCGTATCGTTCGCGCAAGGCAGCAACTTCTTCGGCAATATTAATTTTGATGACAGAATATTCTGTCTGTTTCTTGAAGAAATCTAGAACGCGCAATTGAAATTCATTTACCCACTCGCGACCACCACACTTTTCACCTTTCGGTCCTGCGGCAAGTCCACGATTTTGAGTTGCTGTTGCTGCTTCACGCAATCCAGTATATGCAGCATCTTGCTCTTGCTTGCTGAAATAGTTTTTACGAAACTTAAATGCAATATTGCTTTCATCTTCACTATGCAGAAAGCAATCAGTGTCTTCATTGATAACAGTATCAAAATGAGATTCATCTAGGAATTGTCCTAGCAAATGCTCACAGTCAATTTTAGATTGCGCGATAATAATTTTTGTCATAAGTTTCTCCTGCTCATGATATTATATATCCAGCAAGTTGCAATGTCAAAAAACTGTGGGGGCAAGAACTGCCCCCACAGAAACCAGAACGGTTTAGCCTAAACAATTAGGCATTCATCGGAACGCTGATGGCGTCGCGATAAAGCGTCTTGCGCGCACGAGCAATCTGACCGCGCTCGAGATACTTCTCGAACTGCGCAGAAGGATTGCCGAGGCGATACGACAGAGTCTTGGTGCCGTCGCTGAGAGTCGTACGGTTCGTGTAAACCGAGATACCCTCATTACGCGCACGATACGCAAGGTCAGCAGCATTGTCAACCTTAAACATCGCACGAACCTGTCGCGATGTCACGGTGTTGCCGCGAGCAAGATAACTAACAAAAGATTCAAGAGCATTAGACATATAATCACCTTAACAAAAATACCCCTTCAATAATACCGCAAGATTGGGGCTTTCCTTGCGATATACCATTTATTATACTACAACAAATGGCAAAAGTAAACTATTGTGGATGCCTCTCAGCAAAAGTTTGCATCCAATTCTTCACAAGATCTTTAGCCTCATTCCTGCTGACACCAAAAGCATCAGAGACATAAGGAGCAGCACCAAACATATTGATTGCACCAGACTCGCGAAGTTTGTCAAGAAACACATTCACCTTTTCTTGCAGTTCCATTACTTCACTCCCTTCGCAGCAACAATCTTGACAAGAGTGTCAAGAACTCGAGCCCTGATGGCTTCCTCTGTGAGACCCTGTGTATAGAACTCATGCATTTCCTTTGCTGAGAATTCCACAGACTCACCCTTGTATGAGAATCGAGTAGACAAAGTCGATTGGTTATGCTCAATCGTTATATCATTCCAATCCACAACAGCAGGAGCAGGAGTTGCCTCCGCATCAACCTTCGTGTACAGATCCAAGAACGCAGTCTTGGTATCAGTATCGAATCGGTTCAAGCACATCTCGATTGCCTTCAAACGATTGTTGAAGATAGAGAATGCCTTGCTGATATGAACAAGACGACGAGTCGAGATAACTTCATCAACTGCACCATCCGAGAAACTCTTGCGGATGACTTCAGCCCAAGTGATAAGACGGTCAATGAAAATCGTGTCAGTGATGCCAAGAACAGCGAAATTCTTCTCAAGAATCTTGCGCTCAGTGGCAGCAGGAGGATATTCCTGCTCGACCGTGATGGCGAAACGCTCGAGGAATGCTTCGTTGAGCAAGTTTGTACCGATGAATCGACCATCGTCGCTGCCCTTGCCCTTCGTGTTCGCAGTCGCAATCACGTTGAAGCCAGCAGCAGGGTGGACAACTTCACCAGTCTTTTTGTCAAAGTATGGCTTGCCCTCAAGAATCGGCTGCAAGCACAGGATATCCTCGGTGCCGAGGTCACACTCGTCAAGAAGAAGAACAGCACCACGACGCATCGCTGTAATCACAGGACCTTCGCGGCGAATCGTGTTGCCATCGACAAGTTCATAGGAACCAATGAGGTCAGACTCATCGGTGCGCTTCGTGATATTGACTCGGATCAACTCACGCTTGAGCGCAGCACAAACCTGCTCAATCATGAATGTCTTGCCGTTACCTGACAAGCCAGTGATGTAAATGGGATAGAAGATTCGCGACTTGATGATGTCGCGCATGTCGTTGTAGAATCCGAACGGAACATACGTCTCGTTGCGGTCAGGCACAAACGACTCAGTGAGATTTGTGGCACGACGGCTGGCAATATTCACAACCTGCGCGACCATCGCGGCAGCAACCGCAGGGACTTCAGCAGTCTGTTTCGGAGCAGCGATCGCGCTGGCAGCACTCGGTGCGATATTAAACAGACCGCGACCAACCTTGCGCTCACGCAGGATGAAGTATGGGAAATTTGGAATCCCGTTCTTCTTGTTGAGGCAATACTCGTTGAGTTCCTTCAGCGAGATTACATCCTTGTCGAAGTGCGCATGCAACTTCTCAAGAA